TCCTAGTTGTAGTCTTGCCACTAATTTGGGAGGATCATATTCAAAAAGTTACAAAGTAAAAGTAACACCAGGATCAACTTTATATTATAACATTGGAACTGTTAATAGTGGCAACACTTGGGTCAATACGGTTTCTTTTTCACAACCTTCATCTGGATCAGGTAGTACTACCAATAATAGTTGCTTAGCTACAGGAGGGTCTTTTTATACCTCACAAACAAGCCAAGTAAATGATTGTATTGGTGACATTGTAAATCCTGGAGGATTAAATACTTCACAGAGTTTTGTTTCTGTTGCAGAGGGCGCAGGCGGACAAGCAGGTCCTAATGGTAAAGGAGGTGATGGAATATATGCAAACGCCAGCGGCGCCGGTGGCGGAGCAAATGGCGGAGGTAACGCAACAATAAATGGTGTTAATCCACGACAAGGAGCAGGAAGACTTGGATCTCTTACATCTGGAGGTTCCGGCGGAATTAGTAGTGGATATACCAGTGGTACGAAAGATTTGTTATATACCGATGTTAATGGAAACACTAATGGTCCTCAAGTCGGCGGTGGAGCATTCACGGGATGTGATAATGGAACGACCACATATAATTTAGAGGTTCCGAGTGGATTTATTGTTATAACAATCATAAATCCAAAACTTGCTACAACACTTTATATTGAAAGATATACAGTAGGCGCCGGTACGATTAGAGTGCCTGTAGGTACAACAAATATACTTATTGAGGGTATAGGAGCAGGTAGCCAAGGTGGATCTGGTACTGCAACCTATAGTACTAATTACACCGCAGGTGGTGGAGGAGGAGGATATGCGAACACGAATATTTCTACCTCTGTAAAAGATTTTACAAAAGGTGGATTTATTTTTTATAATGTGCCTGCAGGTGGTACATATAGAAACGTAAATTTTAACACATGGATTAACATTACAGTAAATGCACAACCAGCTACTTCATCAGCAGGTATTGTTGCAATGAGTGCTTATTCTAATATTGGTGGCGGTGCTAACCTTGCAATTACTGGACTTAGCCCTAATATTGGAGGCAATACAGCAATTGGCGGAAACGGCGGCCAAGGTAGAACAGTAACCTCTACAAATATAAATAAAGGCGGTGGCGGAGGTGGCGCAGCATACATATATGCTGGCGGAACTGGAGGAACAGCAAATACTCCAGCTGCTGCAACACAATATCCAGGTGGAGGTGGAGGATCAGCAGCGACATTATCGGGAGCAGGCCGAACAGGAAATACATCAACATCCACGGTTGGCGGTAGAGGTGCTAACACAGCTGTAGCAACCGGCACTGGTGGTGCCGGCGGAACAACAGGCGCACTTGCTGGTTCTGGTACCAACGGCGGCGGCGGCGGCGGTTCAGCACTTACCCAAACATATCAACCTGCAGGTGACGGTTCAAAATACAATGTCGCTTCCTGGTATGATTCAAGTACATCTACTGTTTATGGACCAGGCGGCGGTGGAGGAGGTGGAGGATCATCAGCATCAGTCAGTGGTACTGGAGGCAGTACCGATGGTTATGGTGGCGGTGGTGGCGGCGGTGATTATGGTGGTGTAGGTGGTTCAGGATTAATTGTGCTTACTTATACCATTGATCCTACATTAGCAGGGAATCAAGAAAAATGTTACGGATACATAATTGGATAATACAACCGCAATAAATGATAAATAATATATTAGGCAAAAATTTAAGGAGTTAATTATGGACAAAACAAGAGCAATTATAGATTATGCTTATGAAGACAACGCCAAAGAAATGCGTGATGCTCTTTACTCAGCTATTCATGACAAAGTAATGGATCATATTGAGTCACACAAAAAAGAAATTGCAAAGTCTTTAATTACACAAGAAGATGAAACACAAGAACCTGAAGAAGTTAATTAACAGGATAAAAAATGGCTAATAAATTTACATATCAAGTACTCAGAGACACCAACACAGATTCAGTTATTAAATTAACTGGTGTGTTTGATGGTTCTGGACAAGAAGCAAATAATTCTAGAATTTCTGCAAATACTTTATCTGGCGCCATTGCAACTAATAATTACTTGGTTGTTAATGCTGCTGGTTACATTGCAAACACACCAAAATCATCTTACGATATTCAACTAACTGGTTTAAAATATTTTGTTAACTTTCCGACAACAACTATTGGTGCCGTTGAATTATTTTGGAACGGTGGTGGCACAACGGCGGCCGCTCAATATGCAAACTCGGCAACAATATTACATTTAAGTGGCCAAGGTGAATTTGGTTTAGGTGAACAACTGCCTTCTATTTTAAATAATTCGGGTACAACTGCTAATGGTGCATCTAGTATTGGTAATGGCGATCTTGGTGTATATACTTATGGTGCAACTTTAAACAGTTCTTATACATTGATTATCACTTTACGTAAAAATAACAGAGATTATCAGCGTGGCCAATTTAGTGATCCTGCTGCATTTAATTATGGCGAATACGCTTTAAAACCATAAGGAAAACTTAATGAAGCTCATTAAAGAAGTTACCGAAACAATAAGTTATATTGCCGAAGAAAAAGATGGCAAAAAAACATTGTATATTGAAGGACCTTTTCTACAATCAGAAGTAGTTAATCGTAATGGCCGTAAGTATCTAAAAGAAACAATGGCCAAAGAAGTTCAAAGATATACAGAAAACTATATTAACAAAAATCGTGCCTTTGGTGAATTAGGACATCCCGATACACCTACAATCAATTTAGATAGAGTCTCTCATTTAACAACGAGTCTCCGTCAAGAAGGAAATGATTGGTTAGGCAAAGCAAAAATTCTTGACACACCAATGGGAAACATAGTTAAAAGCCTAATTGAAGGTGGAGCACAAATAGGTGTTTCATCAAGAGGCATGGGTTCTTTAAAAAGTGTAAATGGTGTTAACATAGTTCAAGATGATTTCCATCTAGCCACAGCGGCAGATATAGTAGCAGATCCTTCCGCTCCAAATGCTTTCGTACAAGGAATTATGGAAGGCAAAGAATGGATGATAGTCAATGGTGTGTGGACAGAGGTTCATTACGAACAAGCAAGACAAGAAATTCGTCAGGCAACACGTAAAGAGATTGAACAAGTAAGTCTACGCATATTTGAAAATTTCGTCAAAAAACTTTAATTATAAATATCCAATATAAAAATCAAGGAGATTTTCAAAATGGCAAATTTTAATCTGACAGAAGCCGCTAAAGCTATTCTAACTGAAGGTGCTAAAGAAACCTTTCAGTCAAATATTACATCAAAAATGAGTCAACGTGAACTAACCAATCCTTTAAAGGCTGGTTACAGCAAATTACCATCTTCTGTTGCTTATGGAACAAAAGAAGTTGGAAAAATTGGTGATTCACCAAATGATGTTAACGATAAAAATCCAGATTATACTAGAGGTGTGCCTAAGGCAACTCCTCCAGGAGCAAAACCACCTGTTGGTTCCGAACCAATGAAGAAGCTTGCTCATCAACCAGGTCAAGATCCTGCTGGTGATTCAGAAGGTTCACCTGCCGATATGGGTGGACATCAAGATTCCGAATCCCAATATGATGCAATTCGTGATCGTAAGCCAGTAAAATTAGCACATCAAATGATGCAAAAAAATCCAGGAGCTACTTTTGATTCTTATGGCGAAGAATTTGATCAAGAAGATGAAGATTTGATCGAAGAAGAAAAAGAAAAAGAAGAAGGTGCTGCTCACGAAAAAGCAGAAAAGAAAATGATGATGAAAATGAAAATGAAAGAAAAAATGAAAGAAGATATTGACGCTCTTCTTGAAGGTGAAAGTCTTTCAGAAGAATTTGTTTCAAAAGCTACCACTATTTTTGAGGCAGCTGTTATTGCTCGTGCTGAAGAAATTATTGCTGAAGCCGAAGAAGAACTTACAGAACAGTTTGAATTGGCTGTTGAAGAAGTTAAAAATGATTTGGCTGAAAAACTTGATGACTATATCAACTATATGGCAGAACAATGGTTCGAAGAAAACCAATTGGCAATTGAAACAGGATTACGTTCTGAGATAGTTGAAGATTTCATGACAGGTCTACACAATTTATTCCTTGAACACTACATCGATATTCCATCTGACAAAGTTAACGTTGTTGAAGAATTGACAGCAAAAGTTGAAGAACTAGAAGATTCTTTAAATGAACAAATCAAAACAGCTGTCGAAATGAAAAAAGAATTAAATGAACATAAAAAATTGGAGGCTATTTACGCATCTTGCGAAGGCCTAACTCAGACTCAAGTAGAAAAAATGAAATCACTCGCAGAGGGTATTGAATTTACTACTGAAGAAGAATTTACTGATAAGTTGGAAACATTGAAAGGATCATATTTCAAATCAACAATTAAGTCAGCAGAAAGTTCAGACTTGAATGAGGAAATTATCGTTGAGGAAGAAAAGAAACAAAGAGTTTCAATCGACCCATCTATGGAACAATACGTACAATCAATCTCAAAAACTTTGGTAAAATAAATAAAATACCAATTTTAGATACTTACAAGGAGAAAACCAAATGTATCTTACAGAAGAACTACAACAAAAATGGGATCCAGTTCTGAATCATCCAGAGCTAGAATCTATCAAAGACCCATACAAGCGTGCTGTTACAGCCCTTGTTTTGGAAAACCAACAACAAGCTATGGCTCAAGACCGCCAAGCATTGAACGAAACAGCTCCAGCTAACTCAACAGGTTCTGGTATTTCTAACTACGATCCAATTTTGATCTCTTTGGTTCGCCGTGCTCTACCAAACTTGATTGCTTATGACATTGCTGGTGTTCAGCCAATGACAGGTCCAACAGGCTTGATTTTCGCAATGCGTGCTCGTTACTCTACACAATCTGGTACAGAAGCATTCTTCAACGAAGCCAATACACAATTTGCTGGTGCAAACTCTACTACAAACTTGTATGGTTTCAAAGGAACTCTTGGAAATTCAGATACTATTGACAATCCAGTTAACAGCTTGACAGCTAACGCCTTTACAACTGGTGTTGGCATTCCAACAGCAACGGCTGAAGATTTGGGTGGCGCTACAACATTTAACCAAATGGCATTCAGCATTGAGAAAGTTACTGTTACTGCTCAGTCACGTGCTTTGAAGGCAGAATACTCACTAGAACTTGCACAAGACTTGAAAGCAGTTCATGGTTTGGATGCAGAAACAGAATTGTCCAACATTCTTTCTACTGAAATTCTTGCCGAAATTAACCGTGAAGTTATTCGTACAGTTTATCTACAAGCTGTTGCAGGTGCTCAATACGGTGTTACAACAACTGGTACATTCGACTTAGACACTGACTCAAACGGTCGTTGGTCAGTTGAACGTTTCAAAGGTTTGATTTTCCAAATTGAACGTGATGCAAACGTTATTGCAAAACAAACTCGTAGAGGTAAAGGTAATGTGTTGATCGTTTCTTCAGACGTTGCATCTGCAATGGCAATGGCTGGCGTTCTTTCTTACACACCTGCTCTACAAGCAGACTTGCAAGTTGATGACACAGGTAATACATTTGCTGGTTTGTTACATGGCCGTATCAAAGTTTATATCGATCCATATTTTGGTGGTTATACATCTAACCAAGAATTGGTTACTGTTGGTTACAAAGGTTCATCACCTTATGATGCTGGTTTGTTCTACTGCCCTTACGTTCCTCTACAAATGGTTCGTGCAGTTGATCAAAGCACATTCCAACCAAAAATTGGATTTAAGACTCGTTACGGCATGGTTGCAAACCCATTTGCACAAGGTTCAACAGTTGGTAGCGGCTTGTTGACACCACGTACAAACGTTTACTACCGCATTTTTGCTGTAAAGAACTTGATGTAATATTGAGTCACCACAGAGTGACATTTAAAGACCACCTTCGGGTGGTCTTTTTTTTGGCTCCTAAATAATCATATAAGGAGAACTTAATGCCAGCATTGACTAGATCACCACAAAATACCAACTTACAACAACCATCAAAATATATTTTGTCTTTTGATAAAATTGGTGGAGTTCAATATTTTTGTCAATCTTTTAATTTACCTGGTATTTCAATCGATTCGGCACCAAGAGTTTCTCCAGTATTGGACATGAATTATCCAGGTACAAAAATAAATTATAAACCATTTACTGTATCATTTTTAGTAGATGAAGGTTTAACTTCTTGGAATACTTTATATAATTGGTTTTTGGCAATTGGACATCCAATTATGGATGAAAGAAATCGTTTATTAAATCTTCAAGGTGGAAAAAGAAAATCTGACGCCACACTTACAATACTTTCAAATTTAAATAATCCTTTAGTCCGTATACAATTTTTAGATGTTTATCCGACAGATTTATCAGACTTATCATTTGATACCAAATTATCTTCAGAAGATATTATGACCGCAACGGCAGACTTTCAATTTAGTTATTATACAATATTGACATTATAATATTTTTGTGTTATAATGTGTGAATAGATACCAATGAGTGTAAGCTCTTGATTTAAAACATTTTTTTTATATTTTTTGAATAGATATTATGGAAACACTAGAACAAATTTTAAAATATTGGGAAAAAGATTCTGTTATGGATCAAACAGAACCCAGTAAAGAAATTATTAAAATACCAATGCTACATAGTAAGTATTTGAATATTCTCACCAAACATAAAATAGCATCAAAGAAAGCACATTTTGACTATCTACGCATGCGTAAAGTTAAATGGGAATATTTTACTGGAAAAATGTCACAAGAAGAATTAAATGAATATGGTTGGGAACCATTTCAGTTTGCTTTGAAATCCGACATTAATACATACTTAGAAGCTGATAATGATCTAATTAAATTATTAGAAAAAAAAGTTTATCATGAAGAAGTTATTTCTGTACTAGAGTCAATCATGGGTGAATTGAAATCTAGAACATTTCAATTAAAAGATTTTATATCATGGGAAAAATTTGTAAATGGGCAGTGATATTGTTATTGTAAAAAAAGATGAAGTATATGCCAAGATAACTTGTGAACGAGATGTTGCAAGAGAGTTATCAGAGTATTTTACATTCTTTGTTCCTGGTCACCAGTTTGTTCCGGCTTTCAGAAATAAAATTTGGGATGGCAAGATACGCCTTTTCAACCTACAAACCCAACAGTTATATCTTGGTCTTACCAGTTACTTACAAGAGTTTGCAGATGAACGTCAGTATTTTATCGACTGGGGTGATTTAAAATTACAAGATGAATACTCCATATATCACTTTAATAAATTTGTTGAATCATTAAATCTACACTCACAAGGCAAACCGATTCAAGTTAGAGATCATCAAAGAAAAGCTTTTATTCATGCAATACAACAACGTAGATCATTATTGTTGTCTCCAACCGCTTCAGGTAAGTCCTTAATCATTTATTTGTTGTTTAGACAACTACTAGACTATCAGAACCTAAAAGGCCTTATAATCGTTCCTACGACTTCCTTGGTGGAACAACTGTATTCTGACTTTGCAGACTACTCATCACATAACGGTTTTCTGATTGAAGATGCGGTACACAGAATATATCAAGGCAAAGACAAAGTATCTGACAAGCCATTATTCATTTCTACATGGCAATCATTATATCAAATGCCACCAGAATATTTTGAACAGTTTGATTATATCATTGGCGATGAAGCACATCTGTTTAAAGCACAATCTCTTACGACCATAATGACTTCAGCCAATAAAACCAAATATCGAATTGGTTTAACTGGTACTTTGGACGGAACAAAAACACATAAATTGGTACTTGAAGGTTTATTTGGTCCAGTAGAAAAAGTTATTACCACTAAAGAATTAATTGATAACAAACAATTGTCAGATTTTCAAATCAAATGTCTTGTTTTAAAACATTCAGAAGAAATATCTGAGTCAATGAAAAATGCAACATATCAGGAAGAAATAGAATACTTGATTTCAAATAAAAATAGAAATAGATTTATTAGAAACCTTGCAATTAGTTTAGGTACGAATACACTTATATTATATCAAATGGTTGAAAAACATGGGCAAATACTTTATAATGATATATTTGAAAAAGCAAATGGCCGTAAGGTCTTTTTTATACATGGTAATGTAGACACGGATGACCGAGAGGAAGTTCGTAGAATCATGGAGAAAGAAAATGATGCTATTGTTGTTGCTTCTTTTGGAACATTTAGTACTGGTATTAACATTCGTAACCTGCATAATATTATTTTTGCATCTCCTTCTAAAAGTAGAATCCGTAATCTTCAGTCTATTGGACGGGGATTAAGACAAAGTGAGGGTAAAGAGATGGCAACTCTGTATGATATTGCAGATGATTTAAGATATAAAAAACATATGAACTTTACGCTCCAGCATTTTGTGGAAAGAGTAAAGATATATAATGAGGAGAAGTTCCCTTTTAAGATTTACAATATAGGACTTAAAGATGGAAAATGAAGTAAAGATTGTTAGATTTAAAGATGGTCTAGATGTTATTTGTTTTTTTGATAATCTAAATGCTGAGGTTGTTGATATCATAGAACCGATGATGTTTGAAGTAAGAAACATGAATTTGGTGATGCAACAATGGCTTCCAATTGCCATGATTAAAGAGAATCGTGCTTCTGTGAAATGGGAAGACATTCTCTGTGTTATGGAACCAAGTGAGGACTTTAAGGAGTATTTCCATACTACCGTAGAGAAAGTAAATGATACACTTAATAAGAAGAAAAATGCTTCTACTGATGAAGAAAAGGAATATATGTTGGAAGTTTTAAGTGCTATGGATGAAATGGATAATACAAAGAACTTAAAATTACACTAAACATCATGGGGGCTACATACGAAATGTAACATTTGTCAAGCCTTTTGTCAACAACTTTTTGTGGTATATTTAAATGAGTAAAAACTATATTAATAACCAAGACTTTCTAAAAGCTCTTACAGAATATAAAGAATTATGTAAAATAGCTAAAAAGAAAAACTTACCTGAACCTGTAATACCAAATTATATTGGTGAATGTTTTATGAAGATAGCCGAAGGTCTATCTCACAAACCGAACTTTATTAATTATAGTTATAGAGATGAAATGATTTCAGATGGTATTGAAAACTGTCTTATGTATTTTTCTAACTTTGATGAAACGAAGTCAAAAAATCCTTTTGCTTATTTTACACAAATCATTTATTATGCTTTCCTTAGACGAATACAAAAAGAAAAAAAACAATTGTATGTTAAGTACAAATCTACAGAACAATCTGGTATCTTTGATGAATTTGAGATGATGGAAAGCGAAGACGGATCCACAAGACAATTTGAATTGTATGACAATATTGCCGAATTTATTGGTAATTTTGAAGATGCAAGAACAGCAAAAAAAGCAGAGAAAGCCGAAAAAGATGCTTTGAAGAAACCAAAAGGACTTGAAAAATTTATTGAGGAGTAATTATGAAAGTTGGATTTACTTGTTCGACATTTGATTTGTTTCATGCAGGTCATGTGATGATGTTAAAAGAGGCAAAGACTCAATGTGACCATTTAATTGTTGGATTACAAATGGATCCTACCATTGATAGACCAACTACCAAAAATAAACCAGTACAAACATTATTGGAGAGGTTTATACAACTGCAGGCTTGTAAGTACGTTGATGAAATTATACCATATGCCACTGAAAAAGAATTGATGGACATATTGACTTCTTATCCAATTGATGTTAGAATCGTTGGTGAGGAATATAGAGACAAACAATTTACTGGTTATAAATTACCAATATCTGTATATTTCAATAGTAGACAACATAGTTTTAGTACTACTGAATTACGTCAACGTGTTTTAGAAATTGAAAAGGCAAAATGAAAGTAGCGATAATAACTGACCAGCACTTTGGAGCAAGGAATGATTCCACACACTTTTTGGACTTCTATGAAAAATTTTATGATGAAGTATTTTTTCCTGCGTTACGAGATAATGCAATTAATACTGTTCTTATTCTTGGTGACACGTTTGATAGACGTAAATATGTAAACTTTTTTAGTTTGAAACGTGCCAAACATATGTTTTTTGACAGATTGTATGATAAAGGCATTGAAGTTCATATGCTAGCAGGCAATCATGATACTTACTTTAAAAATACCAATGATGTAAACTCTATTGATTTGTTATTGAAAGAATATGATAACATTAATGTGATTGATTCACCACAAACTATACATTTAAAATATGCAGATACAACATATGATGTTTGTATGTTGCCATGGATATGTGCTGAGAACTATGATAACTCTATGGCAGAAATTAAAAATACATCAGCAACATTATGTATGGGTCATTTAGAGATTTCTGGGTTTGCCATGTATCGTGGTATGCCTTCACATGAAGGACTAGACCGTGCTCTATTCAGAAAGTTTGAATATACTTTTTCTGGTCATTATCATCATAAATCTAATGCTGATGGTATATTCTATTTGGGTAATCCATATGAACTTACTTGGCAAGATTATAATGACGATAGGGGTTTCCATATATTTGACATGGAAGAACGTACACTTGAATTCATAAAAAATCCAAATAGAATGTTTTATCGGATTTTATATGACGACAAGAAAGATACCATTACTGATATTACAAATATGGATTTAACTCAATATGCTGGCAAGTATGTTAAGGTGGTAGTAATTAATAAGACCAACCCATATTTGTTTGACAAATTGATGAGTAACCTTTATAATGTCAATCCAGTCGATGTTACCATAGCAGAAGATTTCACCGACCTTATGGAAGGTGTTGATGATGATATGTTAGACCAAGCTGAAGATACTTTAACTACATTAAACAAATATGTAGAATCAATTAAAGATGATGGCATCAATAATGAAAAATTAAAAACATTATTGAAAGAACTCTACGTAGAGGCATTGAATACTGAACAAGCATGATATTATTTCAAAAGATTAGATGGAAAAACTTTCTTTCCACTGGTGCAGCATTTACAGAAATTAGTTTTACTAAGTCTACCAACACATTGATTATTGGTCAAAATGGTGCGGGTAAGTCCACCATTCTGGATGCTTTGTGTTTTGGTTTGTTTGGTAAACCATTTCGTAAAATTAATAAACCACAACTATTAAATTCAATCAATGCTCGTGATGCCGTGGTTGAGGTTGAATTTAATATTGGACAAAAGCGATATAAAGTTATTCGTGGTATCAAACCAAATATATTTGAAATATACCTGAACGATGTATTGTTGAACCAGGATGCAGCTTCAAAAGATTACCAAGAAGTATTAGAGAAGAATATTCTCAAATTAAACTATAAATCTTTCACGCAAGTTGTCATTCTTGGTTCAGCATCTTTTGTACCATTCATGCAGTTATCGGCAGCAGACCGCAGAAACATCATTGAAGATTTACTAGACATACAAATATTCTCGTCAATGAATGCCATTGTCAAAGAGAAAATGTCGGCATTAAAAGATGGTATCACAAAATCAAAATACGATATCAAACTTGTAGAAGAAAAAATCAATCTACAGATGCAGAACATTGAAGAAAATAAAAAGAACAATGATGCGGAGATTGGCCGTAAACTGGCAGAGATTGGTGAATCAAAAATGCAAATGAATACATTACGGAATGATGTTGAAAAGATAAACAGACACGTTTCAATATTGCAAAGTAAGGTTGGTGATAAGAAAGAAAAACTTGACAAGAAAGCCAAGGGTTTATTTCAAATCAAAGGTAAGGTTCAAACCAATATTGATAGAAATGAAAAGGAGATTCAGTT